ATGTCGGTTCACCAGGACGTGTCCCTACATATATATAAAATGCAGTTCGTGGGCTTGTTTGTGCATATTGTTCAATTGAAAGTAAGATATCTTCCGATTGCCCAGCAGTTCTTATAACATTAAAGGATGGAAAATTGGGTTCGGGATCGGGTCCGTGTATATGTCCAAACACTACACAATTATATTTTGAACAATCGTCACTGTCCATCTTATTTTAGTGTGTGTAAATATAATGCATACTGTGTTAGTTACTGGTGGACTTGGATTTATTGGTTCCCATATTTGTGTTCAGCTTTTAGAGAAGGGTTTCAATATTATAATAATAGATAATTTATCCAATTCATCTATTGAAAAGCTGGATGTTATACGTAAATATAATCCACATAACTGCAAAATAGAGTTTTATGAACTTGATATAGTTAACTACAATTCTCTTCGTCAAGTAATATATAATTTGCATGGGCATATTGATATTGTCATTCATCTAGCTGGTCTAAAAGCAGTAGCTGAATCTATTGAAAAACCAGTATATTATTATGAAAATAATTTATGCTCAACTATTAATCTTTTAAAAATAATGGAAGAGTTTTCTATTACAAACCTTATTTTTAGTAGTTCATGTACTGTATATGGAAGTGCGATTGCACCTTTCAATGAAAATACACCAACTGGTACTGGTATAACAAATCCATATGGACGCAGTAAGTATTTACAAGAGGAGATGCTGAAAGATATTGCAGTCAAATACCCTAAATGGAATATCATCATGCTGCGCTATTTCAATCCTGTCGGTCATCGCAACCTGGAATTTAAAGAAGTTCCTTGCGGCGTCCCAAATAATTTATTCCCTTATATTGGTAAGGTGTATTTAGGAGAACTCGAACAGCTGACCGTATTTGGATCCGATTATGCAACACGCGATGGAACATGTTCGCGTGATTTTATACATGTAGAAGATTTAGCAGATGCACATATTTTCTGCTCTGAAAAAGTGCTAGATGGAACAGTCGCTGGTCTACGTATTTACAATATAGGTACTGGCTGTGATACAACTGTTTTGGAACTCATACATGCATTTGAAAAGGTAAACCAAACAACAATCAATTACAAGCTGGGTGAGCGTCGCCCTGGCGATGTCATGTCCTCTTATTGTACATCTAGCCGTATTTATGATGAACTTGGTTGGAAAACAAAGCTGACAATTGAAGACTGTGTCAAGTTTAATTAAAGTTATGGATAATTTTATAAAAGCCCTAATCTACAACTAAAAAATTTGAATCTAAAATACCTAATACATTACTGGCAACAACACTTTACAAGCCAAAATGACCTTCTTGCGTATTTGTGATACGAAACAAGCCCCTGCACCTATTGCAGACCCTGCCATTACATACCCTTACAAGCTCGATAATTTTCAGCTCTGGGCAATTGATGCAATTAGCCGACATGAGAATGTACTTGTTACTGCAAAAACTGGCAGTGGCAAGACTCTCGTCGGCGAATACCAGATTGCAGAGAGCCTACGAGCAGGACGGCGGGTCTTTTATACCACCCCCATCAAGTCCCTCAGTAATCAGAAGTTCGCAGATCTCACCAAGCAGTTTCCCCATGCTCGTGTCGGCATCATGACTGGTGACATTAAATACATGCCAGACGCAGATGTTGTTATTATGACAACGGAAATTTTGCAGAACCTTCTATTCAAACAAGGAACAACGACTGAACATATCGGCTTAACAGCTAGTCTCTCTCTTGATCGTCTCGATAGTGTTATCTTTGACGAATGTCATTATATTAACAATAAGGAGCGAGGCAAAGTCTGGGAACAAACAATGATTCTTCTGCCACAGCAGGTGAGTCTAATTCTTCTCTCTGCGACCATTAATCGCCCAGACCTCTTTGCATCCTGGGTTGGAAATATGCGACGCCAGCCAATCTCCCTAATTGCTACTAGCCATCGTGTTGTCCCTCTTACCCATTATGCAGCCCGCATTCAAGGTGAGGAGATGACTCTTACAGAAATTATGGCAACCGGTTCAACGGGTTCAGAGGTATATGATGGAAATGCATTTAGGAAGTGGCTAGATGGTAAATCTGCAGATGCACGGAAGGAACGGGAGTTTCGCATGGCTGCTGCTGGTCGTGCACAGGATGTTGCAGATGCAAAGGCGAGCGCTGCTGCTGCGAATGGCAGTACTGTCCTTGCTCTTCCATCTGTTGGAGGAAAGTTCCATGAGACTTCCTTTATTCATCAACTCAACGTCTGCGTCCGCAGTCTGCAAGCACGGGACTTACTACCAGCCCTCTTCTTCTCTTTTAGCCGTGCAGACTGCGAGCGTTATGCTGCTTCTATTGCAGAACCGCTAATTGATACGAGCGATTCGGCTGCAGTGGAACATATCTTTGATTTCCATCTGCGACAGCATCGTGAGGAGTTAGGGACTGTACAGCAGTATTGGACAATTCGTGCACTCCTTCTAAAAGGTATCGCATTTCATCATAGTGGTCTTCTGCCAATGCTGAAGGAGGTTGTGGAAATTCTCTTTGGAAAGGGGTATGTCCGTGCTCTATTCTGTACGGAGACCTTTGCAGTTGGTATTAATATGCCGACACGCACCGTTGTATTTACTGACTTGAAGAAGCACGATGATGCTGGTCTGCGTGTTGTACACACGGATGAGTATATTCAGATGGCGGGTCGTGCGGGTCGTCGAGGCAAGGATGTGCGAGGAACTGTCATTTATCTGCCGCAGCGTCAGCCGCTAAGTGCACAGGAGATGCAGGCTCTTATGACAGGTGTATCACCTGTTATTCAGAGTCGCATGAGTTTTGGATACGATTTCATTCTGAAGAGTTTTCATTCAGGAGATGGCAAATGGAAGGAGATTATTGAGCAGTCCTATTGGTATCAGCAGCAAACCGCAGCCATTAAGCTATTAGAGGATGAAGTGGTAGCAGCAGATGCTGCAGTAAAGGCTCACACAACAGCAACAAAGCTAGAAGAAGGAAGTCCTTATTATAGGTACTGTGAGCAACGTGAGCTACTTGAGGCTGCTATTAGGAGTTCTGTGAATGCAGAGAAGAAAGCTGCTCAACGAGCACTGGAACAGTTCAAGAATAAGCATATGTCTCCACTATATGACCGTGCTTATAAGGAGTTCCCTCGTCTGCGTGAACTAGTGGGAGCTTCAACAGTAGCGGTTGCAAGGCTTAAAGCGCAACGTGAAGCCCTCGCCGACCCTCGTGTGCTATTAGAGGATTCACTGGAGTTCCTTGTACGAGCCGGTTATTTAGCCGATGACAAGGAGACTCTTACAGAGAAAGGGCATGCTGCAACAGAGGTAAATGAAGGGCATCCTATCTTGATGGTGGAGCTCTATGAAACAGGCATATTTAGTAGCCTAACTGCGGAGCAGAGTTTGGCTCTGCTTGGTGCATTCCTAATTGATCGTCCTGATGAGGAGGCTGCGACTGCACCTCTACCTGCAGATACAGCCGTTGCAGATGGGTATCGGCAGTTGCAGATGATCTGCGATCGCCTGGAGTCTGCGTCTGCCTTAGCAGACTCTATCAGTCCGCAGATGATTGATCTGGTCGCAGATTGGCTAGCAGGCGTATCTGCAAAAGAAATCTGCGAGACCTATGGTATCTTTGAGGGCAATCTTACAAAGCTTGTCCTAAAAGCATCCAATCTATTAGATGAGCTGGTCGCCTTGGCAACTCTTAAAAAAGATACTGCACTTCTGAATAAACTACACGATCTTCCTAAAACTCTTGTCTGCGGTATTGCAACGCCTGACTCTCTCTATCTGCGACTCTAAGGCGTTTGCGCAGGTCGTAAGCAGAGACACTTGACACCAAAAAATGATTTTTCATTGCTGTTAGAGTGATGTGTACCAAGCCATACAAATGACAAACTATCCTCGTATTATTTCACTCTCGGGTCTGCAAGGAAGCGGTAAAGATACTGTTGCAGATATTCTTTGTGAGCGTTATGGATATACACGTATTAGTTTTGCAGCCTCTTTAAAAGATGCAGTTGCAGCAGTATTTTGCTGGGATAGGGAAATGTTAGAGGGGCGAACTGCAGAAGCACGCGCGGCTCGTGAACAAGTAGATGAATGGTGGTCGGATCGTTTGCAGATGCAAGGGCTGACACCTCGCAGAGTCCTTCAAGAATGGGGAACTGATGTGCTGCGAAACAATTTTCACGCAGATATTTGGGTGGCGAGTTTGGAACGACAGCTTATGACAGCACCTGATAATACACGTTTTGTCATAACTGATTGCAGATTCCCAAACGAACTAAATGTACTTCGCAGACTAGGCGCATCTATTTGGTGGATTCATCGCGGCGCATTCCCTGATTGGTGGTCAATCGCAGTCGCAGGCAATGTTCCTCCAGGAATTCATATTAGTGAAGTCCTTTGGGTTCCAATTGCAATTCATCACGGTATTGAAATTAATAATAATGGAACACTTGCTGATCTAAGTTGCCGCATTAAAAATCTACTTTCCGTTCCCTAAAACACCATTCATAATACGAATATTTGTATTTACTAGTCTACGCACAATTTTATGCTGAAGAGCAGCATATAAAATTATAAGAGAAAATAAGAAATATCCAATATAGATAACAAGTTTACCTAGTGAATCTTGTGTGCGGGGTGTTAATGTATTATCAAATAAAAAATCACCACTCATTTTTTCTATTTTATACTATATAAAATTACGCAGCTCGTTCAAATACAATTCGTTCTTTCCAATTAGGGCGATTAGGGTTGTAATAGAATCGGAGACTGAGCTTATCTCCAATAGAAAGCCCATCATATTCAAATGTTTTTACAAGAGATTTCCAGGCTGGAATCCAGAGAGTCGCTTTTACTTCTCCAATTGCAACAACGGTCGCTTCCACTGTAGTAGTGGGAGAATCAGAGAGAATATTTGTAATAAATGTGAGATTGCGCTGGTATTGTTTGAGAATCTTTTGGCGTTGATTGAGATGTGCAATTAGATAGTTATCTGTTTTAGGGGCTGCTGCAAGATTATTATTGATAATTGCTTTTAGGACACGCTGATTATGAAGATCGGCATAGCGACGAATAGGGGATGTTGCATGGCAGTAAGCGGCTTTGAAGGAAGAGTGAATGACTTCCGTGTCAGCATTTTCTGATGAGTTAACATATTCAGCCGGTTTGGAAGCAATCCATCGGAGTTCCTCTGGAAGAATAGAGACTGCATCAACTGCTTCGGGTGCAGCAGCATCATGTCGACGAAGTACAGCACGTTCACTGGGAGCAATTAGAGCTGCTGCTTCTAGATTGTAGAATACCATGAGCTGTTCAATCCAGCAATGACTATCGCAGCTAATTTCCTTTACATTTAGGATGGGCTCAGGTCCAGCGACTCGTCGAGCAATCGTTGCTGCGATGTTGCTAAGTGTTTCCTTGACAAATGTAGGTGCTTTTGTATACACATCCTCATATGTATATGTTTCAGCAACTTGTACAAGGAGCTCCTTAAATTGGATATCGGTAATTTGATTACCATCATATACTGCAGTTAGAACAACAACTGGTTTTTGAGCCGCGGTTGGAGCCAAGCTGAAGAGATCATTAGAGAGAGCTGTAGGAAACATAGAACATGCTGGTAATCCGCCAAGTGTGTAGACTGTGGATGTATTATGGCGAGCCACAAGATCGAGGGTTGAGCCGTGTGGAATATATGCAGCCACATCGGAAATTCCAATTAGGATGTCAGTGCGTCCATCAGATCGCTGGCGGACACCACAGATATCATCTACATCACGGCACCCTGCGGGGTCAATATGAAAGACATGCCATGTATCAGCATCCTCTAATTGCTGATGCGTGCTAAGTTCTGCTGGAGGGAGCGTGTAGGAAACTTTAGGGCGCCAGAATGGTGATGCAAAGGAGACAAGAGCACGTGCTTCACTCACAACATCTCCGACCATCCCAATAACAGTCTCTAAGTTTGCTCGTGGAAATGTCTCTCCAGATTCCCAACTTTCAAAGCGAACCTTTACAAGGAGATTAGTACTCCGGTCTGATGTAGAGCATCCAACTCGCATAGGAGGATAGCGCTTATCAAAGGGATAGAAGAGGAAAATTGGGACATGACGGCTCGTCATACCATAAATAGTTTTTGAACATACATCAAGAAGTCCAGTTAGGGGTGGATGGATTGTACGGTTTACAAGAATGCATTGTTGTGTTTCTGTACATTGGCTGCAAGCAGCCGACCTAGTATCCTCGCTTGCGAGGATGGTACCCCATTCTACAAAGTCGCCAGGAAGTGCTCGTCCAGCCGCTTCTGCACCTTGAAAAGAGATTATTGGTTCGCCTGAACCGCGGTTCAGGACTTGAAAGGCTTGATAATTCGTTGTGTGTAGCATTCTGTTTGCTAAGTATTGGTTGGCTATCCTAAATGTATATTGTAAAATCAACTTTTTATGGAAATTATATAGAAATTTATATTTTTATTTGTCCGATTATTGTGTAAAAAATATTAAATGATAGTACAAATACTTATGACACTTACTGGATTAGGTCCAATAACATATACAGGTCCGTCACCTGTATATATTGATACTTCTGGAGTTATGACAATTTCAGCTATACCAACTGTTAGCAGTGGTTCTCCAAGTGCATATACAGTTGAATATAGTTCATCTAATTCTAATATTGTAGTAAATTCATCAACTGGTGTAATAACAATATTAGGTACAGCAATTCCTAGTACATATGGTTTGGTTGCATATGTAACAGATGGCGAGGGAAATGAATTTTGGTCAAATTATGATTTTGTAATATCATCATATCCAGTTACTGGAATTTCCAGTATTAGTTTTGTGGGGACAGTTATAAATGACCCTACTTTGCAGAATTTAGGGCGGACAGATCATAGCCATTATACATATACAAATGCGACAGTTAGAGTTGTTGCAAGTGTAAGTCCTGCAAATGCAACTGACCAAACTGTTACATGGAGTTATGTAAATGCTAGTGGTTCTTCAGCCGTTTCAGGAATTGATGCAAGTGGTAATATAACACTTAGCGGCACAGAAGGTATTGTAACAATTACAGCACATGCTCAAGATACATCAAATGGTCGGTATACTTCTACAATTAAACTATCAGTTGTATTTCCTGATTACACATTTGATATTACAAATTCACATGCAGCAGTGCGCACAGACTCAACTGGTCGCAAATGGATAGAATATAGATTATATAGTGGTAATGTGGGAGCAATCGGTGATACACGGCTTGAATTGCGTTCAACATTATATGGCGGAACCGCTCGTGCATATTATCAAGCGTATAATTCATCAACAAATAATGAAGTTGGTTTTGGTAACGTAAGTTCAGATGGTTCATTTTCAGCAACATGGGGTAATTTTGCATATAGAACTACACCATTATATGGAAACTTACCAGAACTAAAAGGAGTTGATTATAAAATATATGCACAACGATTGGGTGCATATTATATTGGATATAATGCACGCGTGCAAGATGCACTATCAAATTTAGCAGTATCTATTAATTCTACAACAAGTGGTCCAGCGGCAGTAACAGTTGGTTCATCTAATCATTTTTATCTAGGTTCTACTGTAGTTGTACAAGCTGCATTACAAACATATAGCTATCAAAACGTAGCATATATTCATGATGCATCTGCAAATTGGATTGTTGGACCAGAATTTACAGTTACACGATTAGTTGGTACTTATACAATAGGAGGAGTTAGTGGTCTTTTCGTAGAGAATGGTCTTTTCTATCATCGTGCATCAATTACAGTAAATAGTTATACAGAAACACCAACACTTCGTATTCAAGCACGTTCACCAGATATAATAAATGTAGATTTTCATCCAGTAATTCGCCGGTCTGTGACTGGTATGAATAGTGTTACAGGTACAACAACCGTGCAAGTTGGAAGTACTACAACACTCTCCTCCTCTGTCCAACCAGCAAATGCATATAATCAAAGTATTACATGGTCTTCCAGTAATACTTCTATTGCGACTGTAAATACATCTACAGGTGTAGTTACAGGTATTGCTCCTGGTACAGTAACTATTACTGCTGCTTCTTCAGAATCAGCATCCTATTCATCAACAGCAACTGTGGCTGTTACAGGTATTCCAGTTACAAGTATTTCTGCTATAACTTTTACAGGATCCACACCAGTACGTACAAATAGTACAGGGCTCTCTGTATCTGCAACTGTTGAGCCTGCAAATGCAAGCAATAAAGTTGTAGTATATACATCCTCCAATACAGGTATTGCAACCATTGATGCATCTGGTATAATTACTCCTATTGCAGCAGGCACAACAACAATTACAGCGACAGCGAGTGATACAACAAATGGAACTCTCTCTTCCACATATTCTCTAACTATATATAACCCAGTAGCGGCTATTTCTTCTATCACTCGTACAGGCTTCCCTGCTACTGTCTATACTGACTCCTCAGGTATGTCCATATCAGCGACTATAACAACA